ATCAACCCGGTGACAGAGGAGAGAATGGCACTAAACAAAAAGGTAAAGCCTTTATTGTTCGTAAACCCGTTACCGATGACCTCTGGACCAATCATCTTGAAGGAAAAGGACCCGCCCTTGGAATCATCCCTATCACAGAAAATAATGATTGCAGGTGGGGGTGTATTGATATTGATCAATACGATCTTGATCACATTAGCCTCATTAAAAGTATTAGGAATTTTAAACTCCCTTTAGTATTGTGCAGATCTAAATCTGGCGGAGCACACGTCTTTTTATTTACAACAGAAAATATTCCTGCCTCTTTGATGCAATCAAAATTAAAACAGATGTCTGTCATACTTGGTTATGAAGGGTCTGAAATTTTTCCAAAACAAACTGAGATTTTAGTGGAACGTGGTGACACTGGAAACTTTTTAAACTTACCTTACCACAATCAAATGAAAGGATTACGATATGCTATCAATGATGAAGGCAGTGGTTGCACGCTTGAAGAATTTTATAAATTATATGATCTTTATGCACGAGACAAAGGAGCTGTCGAAAAAATTAAAATTGAAGAAGAAAAAATAACAGAAGCATTTCCAGGAGGACCTCCTTGCTTAAACAAATTAGCATCAATTGGTTTTGGTGAGGGGTCTAGAAATAATGCATTATTTAATATTGCAGTTTATTACAAACAAGCTAATCCAGATACTTGGGAAGATGAAATTGTAAAAGCAAACATAAAATATATGGAACCACCTTTAAATAATAATGAGGTTCAACAATTAATTAAATCAGTTAGCAGAAAAGGTTACGACAAGTATAGATGTAAAGATGCACCTATCAATGCTGTATGTCAATCTGGTTTATGTAGAACAAAAAGATTTGGTGTAGGATTCGGTGAAGAACAGATGCCAGTAATTGGAACCTTAACTAAATATGCTTCAACACCCCCGCAATGGTTTTTAGATGTAGATAAAATTAGAATAGAATTAAAATCAGAACAACTTTATAATCCAGGTATGTTTGCTCTAGCATGTTTAGATCAAGCTAACTTAATAGTACCTGTACCCAAACCAAAAGATTGGAAACAACATTTTTTAAAACCCATGATGACAGGACTACAAGAAGTTGAACCATTGGAATCTTTAAATCCTATAAATGAAATTACCGGACTCTTGCAAGATTGGACTACCAATAGACAAAGTGCCAGAACTTTGGACGATGTGTTTAATAAACTTCCGTATACAGAGAATGACTTTACTTACTTTAGAATGGAAGACTTTTTTAATTTTTGTAAAAGAAATAACTGGGATAAAGATAAAAATCAAACAGGTAATTTATTAAAACAATTAGATGTGTTTGTCGAGGAATCTAGAGTGAGAGTTAAGAAACAACAACCTAGATTAATTAAAATAAAAACTATGAAACAATTAGATGTTGCTACTTCTAAAGTAGAATATCAGGAAGAACATTTTTAATGAGAGTAGAAGCTTACATGGATTTATTTACAATAACATTTTGGACAGCACTTTACATATGGGTAACATTTTTATGATAGGTGAAAATACATTTTTAAAACTTAGATTAAAAGTAGAAAACTATGAACATCAAGTAGACGATTTAAAATCATACATTAAACAATTAGAAAGGAAGTTAAAAAAACATGAAAACAATAATATTAGGACCACCTGGAACAGGCAAGACAACAACGTTGTTAAACCTAGTGGACGAGTTTATTCAACAAGGGGTTAGACCTAAACAAATTGGGTACTTTTCGTTTACTAAAAGAGCAGCCACAGAAGCAGCTAATAGAGCAGCAAAGAAATTTAACTTAGATTTAGAAAATGATCTATCTAATTTTAGAACTCTACACTCATTAGCTTTTAGAAATTTAGGAATGGCTAAAGAAAGAATGATGAAACCAGAGGACTATAAGGAATTTGGTCAGAAATGTGGCATACCTATTAAGACAGCTTCTTACTCATCCGAAGATGGTACATTTAATTCTGATAATGAATATTTAACTATTATTAATACAGCTAGAGTAAAACGTATGGACTTGATGGAGTATTATGATTCAAGACAAAATATATTAGACATAGAAAGAGGAACTTTATTTTTGTTAGCAGAAGAATTAGAAAGATTTAAAAAAGAAAAAGGTTTAAAAGATTTTACAGATTTACTGGAAGATTTTATAGAAAAATCAATACCCAGTAGCTTTGAAGTATTGTTTATAGATGAAGCACAGGATCTATCTTTATTACAATGGGAAATGGTTAGACATCTTTGGAAGTATGCCAAGAAAACTTATATAGCCGGTGATGATGACCAAGCAATATTTAAATGGGCAGGGGCTGATGTAGATCATTTTATAGCTTTAAAAGAAGAAGTTAATGACATTAAAGTATTAGATCAATCTTATAGAATACCAGGTGGACCTATCCACGAACTGTCTCAAAAAATAATTAATAAGGTACAGAACAGATTTGAGAAACAATATAAGCCTAGAGATGAAATAGGATTACTAAAAAGATATTCAGATATTACTCAAGTTGATATGAGTGAGGGAAATTGGTTAGTGTTATCTTCAGCTAATTATTTTTTAGATGACGCAAAGGACCTTTGCGAAATTCAAGGATGGTATTATCAATACAAAGGTTTTAATTCTATTTCTTTAAAATTATTATTAGCTTTAAATAATTGGGAGAACTGGCGTAAAGGAGATCTATTAAATCATTTAGAGATTAAAAATATTTATGAGTATTTAGGATCTAATGTATCTATGGGTTTTCAAAAAGGTAAAACATTAAATTCTGATTTAAAATATTCAATGAAAGAGTGTCAAGAGAAGCAAGGATTATTAACTGATAAAGTTTGGTATGATTCTTTTGAAGGTCTAGACACTATGACAGAGAACTACATTCGTAATATGAGGGCGAATGGCGAAGCTATAAATAAAAACCCTCGTATAACAATGTCAACAATACATGGAGCTAAAGGAGGAGAGGCCGATAAAGTTTTACTTATGCAGGATATAACTAATGCAGCTTTGGAGACGTTTAGTCATGACCCGGATGAATTACATAGATTATTTTATACCGGAGCGACGCGCGCGAAGTGTGAATTGCATGTGTTAGATCCAAGAAACTTTGATCGGGCTTATATAATATGAAATGCTGGCACTGTAACACTGAATTAATATGGGGTGGTGACCATGATATCGAAGAAGAGAATGCAGATTATGATATCGTAACTAATTTATCGTGTCCTAAGTGTCATGCAGTTGTTGACGTCTATCATCCCTCAGAGAAACTTTTAAAAGAATATAAAGAGTATGATGAGGACAAGGAAAGAATTAAAAAAATAAGTAGAGATTATATAAAAAAGAGAGATAAAAAAAAATGAAAAGTCTTAAAAAACAAATTGGTGGATCTCATTATAAAAAAATGGTTATTCAGCCTGCAGAATTTATTAACAAAAATAAGTTGCTTTTTGCGGAGGGGAACGCTATAAAATATATCTGTAGACACAATCACAAAGGAGGAGAAGAAGACGTGAAGAAAGCTATACACTATTTAGAAATGATATTAGAAAGGGATTACTT